TATTTTTTATAGGGTATACTAATCAACATGATATTCAAAGTAACCAAAGAAGATTTCTCAAAACGAATTGAGAATTATGTACTAGAAACGAATTCTTCATATATTGATGCGGTTGTTCATTATTTTGAAGAATATTGTTACGATTTTTCCCTTGCTCCAAAACTTTTAACTCAACCTTTATTGGAAAAGTTAGAACAGGAAGGAAGAGAATTAAACCTTTTACCAAAGGTTAAAAACAAACTACCCTTTGCTTGACATTGGGTATATTTATGGTATAATACAGAAGTGGGGAGTTCCCACCTAGTAATTTAGTCCAAGGTAGATCCTTGGGGAAAGTTAGGTTATATGGGTTTTAATGATCTGAAGAAGAAGTCTAAGTCTGGTATTGATGAACTAATTAAGAAGATGGATGACCAGACAAAGGCGAAGGACGGGTTTAAGGATGATCGGTTGTGGAGGCCAGAACAGGATAAGTCGGGTAACGGATTTGCAATCATTCGTTTTCTTCCGACAGCAGATGGTGAAGATGTTCCTTGGGCAAAGGTTTATAACCATGCATTTCAAGGACCAGGTGGATGGTACATTGAGAATTCTCTGACAACCATCGGTCAGAAAGATCCAGTTGGTGAACTGAATAACCAACTTTGGAACTCAGGACTTGAGTCGGATAAGGATCTCGCGCGTGTTCGTAAGCGCAAGTTGACTTATATCTCAAATGTTTATATTGTATCGGATCCATCAAATCCTCAGAATGAGGGTAAGGTGTTTCTTTACAAGTATGGTGTCAAGATTTACGAGAAGATTCAGGAAGCGATGAAACCTGAATTTAATGATGAAGAACCAATCAATCCGTTTGATTTCTGGAAGGGTGCAAACTTCCGAATCAAGATCCGTAAGGTTGGTGGATTCACAAATTACGACAAGTCTGAGTTTGATTCTCAGTCAGTCTTGTTTGATGATGATGCCAAGTTGGAGAAGATTTGGAAGTCTGAGTATCCTCTGCTTCCATTCCTTGATGCTTCAAACTTTAAGTCGTATGACGAACTTAAGACGAGAATGCAAGAAGTGCTTGGTGGCGATGTTCGTGCTACAGCACCCAATGCGGCGAAGACTGCGGAAGATGTGGCAGAGGAGATGGTTGAGAAGAAACCCTCTCTGAAGTCAAAGAAACCCGTTGAACAGGATGTAGATGACGAGTCCGATGCTCTGAGTTATTTTCAGAAGCTTGCAGAAAACTAAGCACATTTTTCTCCATTATCCTATAACAACCCTCCAACTAGGAGGGTTGTTTTTATTTGCAAAAAAATAATGAGGATCTGGTACTTCATTTATATGATCAATTTCTCTTGGTTGGTCCTTTGCGGTATACGATCCCATTTCAGTGTCTTGAAATAACGGTGTTGTTCCCTCAATAAAATCTTCTTCTTGAATTTGTTGGAGATTATCCGCAGCTGCCATGTGTTCAATTCTCTCGTAATCTCTTTTAGATTCTAGTCTAGACGCAGATGCAGTTTGAGTTAAAAGTTCATTCAGAGTCTGAGTTGTTGATTGATTCATTGTAGAATTATCAATCATTACATTTCCACCCTGAATTGTCGTATTGGTCGTTTTGTCTATTGAGCTCTGTGGCGACATATTTGATATAGTTGAATTCATATTCATAGAAACATTTGAAATATTTTTTAATACTTCATACCTTTCTGCCACTTGGGGATTTCTATCCTTAAGCGAAGATTGGGTATATGTGTAGTTTCCTTGAGTTGGTGTAGTGAATGTTTCCAATTTTAATGCAGTGAAAGGTTTTGGACTTGAAGCAGCGGAAAAATTCATATCATTGCGTGCTTCAAACTTGGTTTTTTCATTCTCCCTTTCAAGATAATTGAAATGACTAATATAGTTACCTGAAGTATCGTAATGCTCCCTGCCTGAGTTTTTTTTTATTGTTTCTGGAGAAGTACTCGACAAGGCATTCTGAACTACTGACTTTGCTTTGTTTTCAATATTCCTACCAGCACCCCCACCTCCAGCGACATTCACATTCAAATTGAAATTATTGACAACATTGCCTGGGTCTGTTGTAGAAGTATCAGTAATAGGACTTGGTAGTGTGACATAGTTTTCGGGAACAGTATTCTCAAGCGAAAGAATCCCCGCTCCTAAAGTATCTCCCAATGCTTGGTTTGCTAGTTCTCTTTTATTATCTGCCATAGATTTCTGCTCTCGACTGCATAGTCTTAAGATTTTGTTCTTCTATATACTGCCTCATTTGGTCCACATATATGTCTCGTTCCCAGGGTATCATGTTTTCGATTTCCGCTAGGTTTTGTTTTTGAACATACATCAGATTAAAGTTCATCTGTAGAATATTGTTCAAATTTGTGTGGCTGAGGCTTATTGAAAAAAATCTCGGAGTCCCTTTAACATTAGAACTCTGTCTGTTCCATCTGAGGTTGTATATTTTACTTCGGTTTCCAGACGGGGACTTGTCTTGAAGAAGTCAATTAATTTTTTGTATTGTGCTGATGTTAGAAGTTCTACAAATTCTTTTAGGTACTCTTGCGATACTGTTGATGCTTCTATTAATTCGTTTGGAGTTTGAATAGAGTAAATAGACTCAATCAATAGATCAAAGTAGTCCAAATCTTTATTTTTGTTATAAATTAAAGATTCAAGAGATGGGTATTTCATCTTGACTAATATTTCGTTGGATATTTTGAATTCGTTTGAGTGGGATGATTCAAAGATAGGTTCAATTTGATCTATATTGAGGTTTATTTTTATGGATTCTTTGGTTTCTGGACATATTATTACTGGTTCAACGACTTCACCTACCGACTTACTTCTAAGTTTAAGAAAAAAGTATTCAATATCAAACAGTGGAAGTTTCTTTGATGGTGTTGGCAAGTCAAAGCAATTGTCTATAATGTCAGCAAGAGTGCTTAGAAAATCCTCATAGGAACCTGTCTGATTTGCTATAAGTAATGTTTTCTCGTCTTTTACTGTGAATGGTTTGAATGTTATCAATTTTCCAGTTGAAGGCTGGACAATATTATATCTTGGCATTGACTGTCGCATAGTATTGAGTAATTCTTTCATTTTTATCCTTGTAAATATACATAATCTTTGAATTGGAATGTGGCATTGAATGTTGGATATCCTGATCCATCAGACGCAATGCTCATTTGACTTATTGCTGCTGGATATGCTTCCTTTAAAGTTATTTCCAAGTTGTTTTTTGATTTATCTTGTGAATTTATACATCTTATGACTACTCTTCCAATACCAGATGCGTAATTGACATAATCCTCGTAGTCGGATAAATTAAATGCCGCATCTCCTTTTCCTCCAAATAAATTCCTCACATCTCCGAGAACGGCTGCAAGGGCCCCGCCGACGCGCTCATCTGCTCCACCTGTTATAGTAGTATCGGTGTTAGTATTGTTGAAGTTATCCAACCACTTCTTTATGCTACCTAGCTCTGTTGGATTATCTATAAAATTTTGACTATTAGATTCACTTGGACTAAATCCAACTCCAGAAACATTTTGATGTTTTATTATTGTGTTCATCCATGTTTCAATGTAACTTCTTTCCGCCCAATCCTGATATATCATAAATGACATATGACACTGGGTATAACCTCTTTTGTATGGTATTTTTCTGGATGGTCCCCACAAATCATGCTCATAATAGACATACTGTCTACCAGGAATAATAATATTCAGAGGATAGCATGTTATGGTTCCTGCGGGTGAGGAGAAAACAACCTCATAGAAACTTGCTATTTGCGGACCACCGCGTTTGAGTGCGTTTTCTCTAAATTCTTGAACGGTTTTGCTTATATTACCTATTGCCATCGAATAACTCTTTTTCTGTTAAAATTACAAATTTCCAAGAATGTTTATCGCAAAACTCTTTAGCAGCTCGCCACTTTGTAGTATTTATAGCATAAGTTATATTTTCATTTATGAGAGACTTTTTAGACTTCCGTTTGCCGACTTTTGGTTCTTTTGTCTGTTTATATGGTTTAATCTCTACAACCAATGTTTCTATAGTCCCCATTTTGTTTTTCTTTTCTACTATAAAGTCTGGAAGATATATGTGGACTTCATTATCTATCGGACTTAGATAGGGTATTCTTAGGGTTTCAAACGACCATTTGATAATATTTACATTTTCATCTAAAAATTTACAAAATTTTCGTTCCCATAATGAGCGACAAATTATTTTATCGTGGTCACCTATATATTTTGTAGGCTTTTTTGGTAAAAATTTGGTTTTATAAGGCATAAAATTATTTAGGGATACAAATGGGACAGTTTATTTTAGAAAACAAATTTTCACTCTTGGAGAACAATAAGAGACTGGTATATCCTATTGAGGAATCTGTTCGCCAGGCAATTCCTCTTTGGATGAAGTTTTATTGCTATGAATATTCAAATACTGTTTTGGGTAGAGCTGGAATGAAAAAATCATCAAACGGTGACGGTTCCGCAATACCAGGGTTGATGGCGAAAGAAAAAGCACAAATATTTCTTCCAGCACCTGTTAATTTTCAAACTCAGACATTACATAATTATGTTCCAGGACAAACTGATGCTAGGAATGTAATTCCAGATAATTTTTTAGTATCTGCAGCCAATAATGGTTTGGACCTGCTTTTGGACTATCTTGGCATTGATAAAGACAAGGGCTTGGCGCGGTTGGCCCGAATAAGGGAGATCCAAAAAAATCTAGAGAAGAATTTGAGTATTAGTGGATTTGCTTCTGATATGAGCTTTGATACTCTTGATGCTATATATGTTGGTAATGGTCCTTCTAGAAGTTATGAAATAAGAATGACTCTTCCCTGTTTTACTACTGCCGATTCTAAAGCAGCAGGAGCAATTATACGAGCATTTGAAGCATTATCCTTGCCAACCGCTAGAGGATTGGGATTTACAGTATTATCAAAATCTTATCATCCACCGTTATGGATATTTGGAATAGGTCCAGGAGATGAGTATAAATTTGATCCAGAATGGTCTGGTCAACCTCAAGTTTGTGTTCTCAAAGGTGTAGCACATAAGAAAACAGCATTTGAAACAAATTCTCTAGCGGCGGTTGGTAGTGGAACTGATTTAAAACCTGTCGCATACTCACTTACTCTGTCATTCCAGGAATTAGAACCAGCATTCAGATTTACAACTCCTGGATCTGAAACATCAACACAAATTACAAATCGTTCTGGTATTCTTATGACTACAGGATCAAATGTAGGTGTAAGGAAATCTTAATATGTTATTTAACAAATATCCTCAACTGACATACAAGTTTGGAAATAAAGATATTCAGGTAGTGGATATATTTAAAAACATATCATTTTCAAATGTGGATACAAGTTATGCGTTTCGCGACTATTACATTGAAGATGGAGAAACTCCAGAATCGGTAGCAATCAAACTTTATGGATCTTCCAATTTATCCTGGTTGATCCTGCTTGTAAATAACTTTACAAGATTACAGGACGACTGGTTTGTTTCTCAATTAGAATATCTTGGTCAACAAGAATCAAAATTTGGTGGTAACGCATATTATGTACCAGCACTTCCAGATCTAAAGATAGGAGATATCTTGGTAAGAGTAACTGGAACCGCAGGAACTGCTGCGACATCTGTTGACTCAACATCATATTTCCATGTAGCAGACTATGATCCATATTTTAGAAAAATAAGAGGAATATGTGGTGGCACTGGAAGCATATCCAAAGGGGATCTTGTACTGATTGCTAGACAAAATCCAGAAAATGGAACAGTAGCTCCCATATACTTCAACAATCAAGGCGATCCTTCACAACTTACTAACTATACAAATATTCTTTATAAGGAATCATATAATAAAAGTGTTCTTTATTTTTACGATTCATACAGTGTCATACTAGATCCGTATAGATTTTCTATATCTGGTAGAACATCCATTAATTCTAATACAACATATTTGAATACAACAGATACCACCACTGAGAATAACTTTGCTTTGTGTTTATTATATCGTTATGGTATATGTGGAGGAACAATGCCTGTAGGTGTTTTAAAGAAAACCTTGGGTGAAGACGAATTTGCTAAATACATTAACAAGCAAAAAATAAAGGTATTAAATCCAGAGCATGTTGCAAATGTTCTGAGTGTCATAGAAAGTGCTATAGAAACTGACACCGTGTCTAAAACATTCATAATAGAAATATAAAATATGCCAAGTTTTCCTAAAGATCTAGAAAATCAAACAAATACAGCGCAGATGTCACCATATACATCTGCACAAGATTCCATTTTACATCCAAATGAATCTAGAATAGAATCCTTAGTACTTTCCAAAAAAGATAAAAGTGGTAAAGACATTGAGTTTCAACTATTACCATGGCCTGGTTCTAAGGTGGTTCTTCGTCCTCCATTGTCTCATATTTCATTCACAGAATCAATACCAAATAATTGTATATTTGGAAGTATGGTTGTATATGATGATAGAAATTGGATTGATGAGTTTAGATTTACTGGAAGCGAACAAGTTGAAATTAAATTCAAGATTGGTCCAAAAAAAGAAAATGATGAATCTAAGGATTCCGATAAACTTATAACTCTTAAGTTTCAGATCTACAACGCCAAATCAATATCAGACGAAACAGATTTTACTCAGACAAATACACTAGATGAAAGATTAAGTGTTTGGAAACTTGAATTTGTAAGTTCTGATGTGTTCTATAACACATATTTTTCTAAAATTCAAGATCAGTATAATGATACCACATTTGTTGGTCGTATATCTACTGGATATACGGGGGACATTAGTGCTAGTCCAAATATAGAGGATAGAGTAGAAAAAATAGGATATATTGATACCTTATTTAAACAGTTGAAGTTTAAAGTCAATTCAGTTGATTCATCAACCAATTATATTTGGTTAAAACCGCACAATTTATCATACCCCTTCATGAAGTCCCAGGGAAGATTAAAGTTGTTACCTCTTTTGAATTATATTGCTAATTTTAGTTGTAACGATAAAGATAAAACTGTGGATTATGTTGTATGGGAAGATAGAGATGGCTGGAATTTTAGATCCATCTATACAATGGTAAAAGATGAAAAGGCAGTAGATGGATTTACAATAACATCAGATTTGACAAATCCTAATAGAATACTTGGATTTCAGGTGGTCAGTGAATATAATATTGAAAATCTTTTAGAAAATGGTGGATTATTTTCTAACTATATGAGAGAAAATCCATTTTATTCTCCTCATGCCAGCAAGTCACAATTTACCAACTATAATGGATTTGTACAGAGATATGAAAATACAGGATTTGAAAGTCCAATTTTTAATATGGATGTAGGCCTTCAGTTTCCTCAACATGACATTTTATATAATTATTTTCATGGTAAAGACTCAAAACCTTTAACAAAAATTGAAAACTATCCTCTAGTTTCTAAATCCAATTTAGACAACATTTTCACAGAAGTAACTCAATATACCCCAGATGGTGCTGGAGATGATGCATCATCTTTTTTATCCTTTGAAGTAGGTAATAATGTTTATGGATTTATGGATAAATCCATTAGATTGAATAATCCATATCCAGCAAATTCGTGGAACCAATATGGAGATAATTATATTCCAGATTTGCCATTCAGCGATATCGCTTATGTTCCACAGTTTGACATAACCAATTCGTATGAAACGGGAGATGGCAAAGACTTAATCAACTATTATCATTATGTTAGAAAACCACTATTAGAGAAAAGATCAGAGTATAAAAGACTAAAAGATATTAAACGCAAATGGGAAGTATATCGTTGTACCATTTGTTGCCATGAAAATGGTGCTTTAGGTTCAACTGCTGACATTGCGATTCTACAAAATCCAGGAGGCGCAACAGGAATTACATATTCCTTATTGTTTGGTCCAACTGGAATCTACGCATCAAAGGATGACACTTATAAGGTTATTGCTGCTGGATCCTTTACCGATACTCTAAATTATCAAGCAGGAAATACCTTCTACCAGAGAGGATTGACATATTCATACGATCTCACTAAAGCACCGTACAATGAAACTCTGGGTCAGTTCTTTAATCTAACTGGACCAACTGCTCCAGAAGCATATACTAAATTTGTAATTGATAGAGCAACTCAAA